GTGAAAAGACAATGGGCAAACTCATCATCAAAGAGTATCCAACCGCATCTGCTAATGTTGGTCACTTCAAGCATTTGCTGAATGAACTCAGATTGAAGCGACAATTCAATCCTGATGTAATCTATATCGATTATCTGAATATCTGCGCCAGCGCCAGAATGAAGATGGGTGCAAGTATCAACTCTTACACATACATCAAAGCGATTGCAGAAGAATTACGGGGTCTTGCAGTTGAGTTTAGGGTGCCTATCATTTCTGCTACACAAACAACTAGAGGCGGTTACTCAAACTCTGATGTTGAAATCACCGACACTTCAGAATCGTTTGGTCTTCCAGCAACCGCAGATTTCATGTTTGCTTTGATTGCGACAGAAGAACTGTCCGACTTGAACCAGATTCTAGTCAAGCAATTGAAGAATCGATATAGCAGTCCAGACACTAACAAGCGATTTGTTGTTGGTGTTGATCGTGCTAAGATGAAACTATATGATGTAGAATCTTCAGCACAAGCCCACATTCATGATAGTGGCCAGGTGGCAAAAGAAGAAGACAAGCCAATGTTCGATAAGTCTGGTTTTGGCAATCGAATGAAAGCGGAAAGAAACTTCAAAAACTTCAAGGTTTGACTTGACATGGCAAACATTCTATGATATACTTGTAGTATCTGTCTAGGAGTTTGCCATGATTATTCACACTTACCAAAAGTCCAAGAAGCGTAAGAATAGTACATCGAAAGAGCGAGAACTTCGCACATCCTGGGAACAACTACTCTCGAAATATACTTCAAAAAAGTCAGTCAATACTAAAGTTGAAGCATGGAAACCTGCTAAGTCTTTCGTTCGTGAAACACCTAAAATTCCTAGCCTAAATACCAGTATGGGAGTTGCTACTAAACCTATTCATGGAAAAGTTTATACTGGCACCGCTATGATCGGCATCGGAACTCTGCACAAATCAAATGCGGTGCCTATTTTTAGTACGGATGACGCAAAGGATCAAGCATCAATGCGAAGATAAGTTTTCAAATCTTATAAATAAGCCTGTTAACACAACAGGCTTTTTCGTTTTATGCACATAAAATTCAAAGAATATATCGCAGAGCAAAAAAATCTTCACATGGAGCATATGGAAGATTTTGTTTTAAATGCTGGCGTCGAAGGTACCAGATCAGCAATTAACTATCTCAGAGCAGTCAGAGATATGTTAGCAGGTCATTCTGAAAAGAAAGTGTCAATCACAGTAAAATGGGATGGCGCACCAGCAGTTTTTGCCGGAAAAGACCCTTCAGACGGAAAATTCTTTGTCGCAAAGAAGGGAATCTTTAATAAGAACCCAAAATTATACAAAACAAACGCAGAAATTGATTCCGACACCTCAGGAGACCTAGCAGAAAAGCTAAAAGCGTGTTTAGCGCACCTTCCTAAGCTAGGAATTACCAACGTCATTCAAGGCGATTTGCTTTTCACCTCAAGCGATATCAAAAATGCAACTATCGATGGAGACGAGTACATCACATTTCATCCAAATACAATCGTATACGCTATTCCAGCAAAAAGCATACTTGCAAAAGAGATAAAAAGAGCCAAAATTGGCATTGTATGGCATACGTTTTATGAAGGCACTACACTAGAAGACATGAAAGCAGTCTTCGGAAAAGACATACTCAGCACATTAACAAAAAGCGCAGATGTTTGGTCGACCGATGTAAACTATAAAGACGTATCCGGTAAAGCGACAATGACTGCGAATGAGACAAAAGAAATTACAGACATACTTTCCGAAGCAGGAAGAATATTTTACAGAATCGATCCAAAGATACTAAACGGAATTTCGGACAATGAAGAACTCTTGATGAAAATCAAGACATTCAACAATACGAAAGTCAGAGCGCAAGAGAAGATTAACAACCCTAGCCGGCATGTAGGCGAACTAATAGACTATCTAAAAACGCAATATCAGAAAGACGAAGAAAGCAAGAAGACTGAAAAAGGTAAACAAGCAGTTAGGGAAAAGTCAAGTGGCGTGCTAGGGTTCTTTACTACAAAAGCAAAACGAGACTTGGTGAATATTTTCACAGTGATGAACTTGTTGGTTGATGCTAAGAAAATTCTAATCAGTAAACTAGATGAAGTGAAGAATCTTCACACATTCTTGCTGACAAAAGATGGTTACAAAGTGACTGGTGTTGAGGGCTACGTTGCCATCGATCATTTGTCTGGTAACGCAGTAAAACTGGTTGATAGACTTCAATTCAGTTATGCAAATTTTTCACCGGATATCATTAAAGGATGGCAAAGATAACATGGCAAAACTAAATGAAGGCGATGTAATCGAGGGAATTTTTACAATTGCCTTAAGTCTCTATCTCGCCTATGGTCAAGTTGATAAAAGAAAGTTAAATGAGATTCGTTCTAAAGTAGACACAAAGATGTTCAGCACAGGACGTTTCAAGTATAAAGTGGTCGAAGGACATATGCGCCAAAGAGCTAAAAATCCTCCAGACTTTTTTAATGTCAATTTTGAAATGCGTTTGAAACCGGAATCTGTACAGGGGTCATTTGACAAAGAGTTTGATGTTTTATACAAATCGTCAAAAGACGTTGGAAAGATCGATAAGAAGATTGATCAACTTATCAAGGCAATTGAAAACGCTAGTTTCAGTCGCAGAGCAAATGCCGCAGTTGATTACTTTCTGAACAACAGTGTAGGTGAAGTAGTTACATTTACCGTTGTTGCAGACGGTATTGCAGGCGAATCTTCTGGCGGTGAAATCAAAGGTGATGTTACCTTAGAAGTGTATGCTATGAAAAAAGGTACTAACAAGAAAATCATTAGTGGTTCGCTTCCTTTCTCTCTTAAATCAGAATCGGTTACAGTTGCTAATTTGTCGCCCTATCGCGGTATGCTGGACATTGCAAAAGCAATCGGCATTCAATGGGATGCTGAAGAAAATTATGTTAGACTAGCAAAACCTTTCAATGGTCCCACAGAACAAGCTGCAAAGTTTGCTTTGATTCAGCAGATGTACGGAGATTTAAAGGCAGAAATGATTAAAGAATCGACCAAACTAACATTCACAAATAAAGCATTAGATTTTTTAAGCAAAAGTATTTTTGGTTCAGACTTAGCCGATGTGGTCGATGTGCAGTCTGGAGCAGTTAAAGAAATCACAGTAGAATATTTCAATCAATTGAGAAAAAACATTACTCTAGTTGCCCAATCAAATGGCAATAATTTAGTCTTTGCTGATAAAAAGACTGGCACGGCAATCTTTCAACTTCGAACAAAACTAAGACCTCCGCCAGCAAATGAAGCTAAATTTTATCTAGAAGTAGGAAAAGGCATCTATTCAAAGTAATAAAATACTAAATAAAGATATGCGCAGTTAGGCTATGGCAAACCTGCTAGGATAAGTCTAAGGAAAACTCCATGAAAAATTTCAAATCTCTGCTAGAGGCTAAAGGCGGTAAAGTGGTCGTATCGTTCGGCCGTATGAATCCGATGACAAATGGTCATGAAAAATTAGCCAATAAGTTAAAGTCAGTAGCGCAATCTGAAGGTGCTACCGCAAAACTTTACCTTTCACACAGCGTCAATCCCAAAAAAGACCCATTAGACTTTGCGACTAAAGTTAAGTTTGCAAAGAAAGCGTTCGGTAATATCGTGCAGAATTCTGCGGCGAGAACCATTATCGAAGTCTTTCATGAACTAAACGGCAAGTTTTCAGATGTTATTGTAGTTGTAGGTAGCGATAGAATCCCCGAATTCAAGACTCTACTGAACAAGTACAATGGCAAAGATTATAATTTTAATTCAATAGAAATTGTGTCAGCAGGAGAAAGAGACCCTGATGCGGAAGGAGTAGAAGGTATGTCTGGTTCAAAGATGCGAAAGTTTGCGGAGATGAACGATTTTGAAAATTTCAAAAAAGGTGTTCCCTCTAAGCTATCCGACAAAGATGCAAAGCAGTTATTTGATTCGGTTAGAAAAGGTATGAATGTTAACGAAAATTTCTCAGATTTTTTTGAAGAAGAAGAAATCAACGAAGCGGTGCTATCATTAGCAGGGCGTAGAAAACGTGCTATGTAGTTGTGCAGAATGAAAGCAAAGATTGCAGTTGCAAGACAAAGAGCAATGAAGCGTTTTGCAAGTCCTGAGGTTCTAAATCGCAGAGCAAGACGCATGGCTGTCAATTTTCTGAAGCAAAGGTATTCTTCAGGAAAAGGATATGCATCAATGTCTCCTGGTCAAAAGATTGACATTGATAAGAAAATTCAAAAGCTAATGCCGGTTGTTGGTAAGATTGCATCAAGACTTCTGCCACAAGTTCGTAGAGCAGAAGTTCAACGCAAAGCAAGTCAGAGAGCGGCTAATCAGCAAGAGAGTTTCAATTCTGAAATTGATGAAAAGTTCTATAATTTGTTTGAGGCTCCAAAGCTACCACAAGACAAACATGTTGGCGGTAAAGAGGGTACACAGCCAGCAAAGTATTACAAAGGGCTAGACAAAGACACTAAAGATAGCCGTGATGCACATTTCAAAGCACATTCAAAGAAGAGCGACAGTGATTCTTCATCATACAAAGATGCACCAGGTGACAAAGAGGCAAGAGAAAAAGACATGCCTCAGTCTAAGCACACCAAGAAGTATAAAGAGATGTTCGGTGAAGCATTAGACAAACAAGAAATGGGTCGTCTAGGTCAGTTGATTCGTCTTGGTCTTGCGGACAAGAAAATGTTGAACACCATTCAACGTTCGATTGCAAAAATTGATAATGGTGATGTATTGAATCCAGCAGAAAGAGAAGCAACCCAAAGTCTTCTAATGACATTGTTGGACATTGTAACAACAAACAATGTGTTCAATACAACAAAAGGTCAACTATCAAAAGTGCCTCTTTCACAAATGAAAGCCGACTATGCAAAATATGTTGGTGAAGAATTTGTTTACGAAGATGAAGGTGAGAATGGTGAAGAAGAACCGGATTGGGAAGATGAAGAATCCGATGGTTTGTATATGGCTAAGATTGAACTCAGCAATCTAATTGACGATGCCGAAGAAATTCTAATGCGTCTTGATATGATGGAAAAAGAACCAGAAGCATGGGTAACTTCTAAGATTACTTTAGCAGTTGACTATATTGCAACCGCAAGAGATTATCTAGAATTTCATCATCTAGGCGAACCAGAAGAAATGGAAGAGCCAGAAGACGATGAGGGTGAAGAAGACGAAGCAGAATTTGCTGGTGTCGATGTGTACGAATGCATCAGAGACATGACAAAAGAAGAGCTAGGCGAAGCGTATGAAGAACTGCAAGGTCTAGTTGAAGAAGTCGAAGGTCTAAAAAAGAAAGCCGAGAAGTCTGGCATATCATACAGCATTCTAAAGCAAGTTTATGACCGTGGTATGGCTGCATGGAAAGGTGGTCATCGTCCAGGAACAACACCACAGCAATGGGCATTCGCTAGAGTGAACTCATTCATCACCAAAGGTAAAGGTACATGGGGCGGCGCAGATAAAGACTTAGCATCAAAAGCAGGTAGTAAGAACGAAGAGTTTTCTAAATTCGCTGAAGCATTAGAGTGGGGCACAGATGAATTGCGTAAGAAGTATGCAAAAGATACGCCAGGACAATCTGAAGAAACATGTTGCGGTGATTGTGAAAAGGATTCTATTGGGGAAGATGTTGATTGGGAAAAAATTATAAACGAAGCAGAATATCAAGGTAAGTCTGTTAAGTTGAATGATCCATTCAGAACACCTGATGGTCCGAAGAAGTTCGGCGTGTACACTATGGGTCCAAACGGCAACGTAGTTATTGTTCGTTTTGGTGATCCTAATATGGAAATCAAACGTGACGATCCTGAACGTAGAGCAAATTTCAGAGCAAGACATGGATGTGATAATCCTGGACCAAAGTGGAAAGCAAACTACTGGTCGTGTCATCAATGGCGTGCTGGCTCCAAAGTAGATAGTTAATAAGAGATAACCTTAAAAATAGTAGAGGACTAAAAATGAAACCAACAACATTAGCACAGAAATTTGGCGTACCACAATCTCTTGTAGATTACATTTCAAAATCAATTGAAGAAGAGACTGAGTATCAATCCAAAGTCAAAGCACACATGGCTAAAAAAGGTATTAAGTCTCTAGGCGATTTATCTCCAGAAGAAAAGAAAAAATTCTTCAATGATTTAGATGCTGCCCATCAAGCAAAGAATGAAGAAACTGTTAAAGAATCTGATGGTTCAGTTGTTTGGAAAAAAGGACAACATTCCATCGAAAAATTAGCAGATGATAAGTATGCCGTTTACGCTGGAGATAAAAAAGGAAAAACATATTCTTCTCTAAGTGACGCAAAGGCATCAATTTCAGAAGCTGTTGGTGGCGGAACCGATGTAACTCAGATTAAGAAGTCTACTGCGGCTCAAAAGAAAAGAGCCGATATTGCTCTAAAAATTGCTGCCTTAAACCAAAAGCAAGAAAAAGAACGTGAAGCATTGCAGAAGCAAAAAGCGTCAGTCAAAGAAGAAGTTGAATCGGTTGATGAGAGCGATGCTTATGATAAAGATCGTTATTCTGTTAAAAGTGGTAAGGCAGTAAAAGACAATCCTACTCATAAGGGTTCGGCAAACTATAAAGACCAACCACATCATGTGTGGGCAACAAGCCCAGAAGAAGCCTTAAAGAAAAAAATGAAAAAGGAAGACATCCATCAAGATGAAGAAGTTGGAATTGAAGAAGCAACTGGTGTAACGGACTACAATGCAAAAAGTCAAGGCGGCACAAGAAAAGAGTTGCTTGCAAAGTATCATAAGACTAAGAATCCTAAAGATGCTGAAGCCGCTAGAAAAGCTGGCGCAACACAAAAAGAACTTCAAGGCGAAGAGTTTGAAGTTGATGAAGCCTGTTGGGATACTCATAAGCAAGAAGGCATGAAAAAGAAAGGCGACAAGATGGTGCCTAACTGTGTGCCCAAAAATGAAGAACTTGAAATTGAAGAGGGTAAGTCTGGTACAGGCTATGAACTTTATCACAAAGATTTCTCTTCAGCGATGGCACATGCATATGATTTTGCAAAGAAGAAATACAACATTGAAATCGATCCACTAGAGATTGACAGAAATGTTGCGATGGGTCCTAAGAAGCCATCATCTGGCAAAGCAAACGCATATCGTTTACTAGATAAGACTGGTAAAAAAGCGATTCAAGTACAAGTAACTAACCTTGATAACAAGCGTTATGAACTCAATATGTACAAAGAAGAAGTTGAACTTGAAGAAAAAGTTGTTAAAGGCAAAGGCTATGACAACCCCGAAAATGATCGCAAGGCGCCTGAAGGCAAAGTGCCTATGACAAGTCTAATGCCGGGTCATAACGACAAGGCTGCTAGATTCGCAGCAGTGCAAGCAAAAGGTAGACTAGTCAAAGGTAAAGCGCAAAGCGCATCTCAGAAAGAAGGCGCAGACTATCCAGAATTCAAACAAGGCGGCGAAGCACTTGCAAACAAGTTTGAGAAAGCCTTCTCAAAGATGGGAATTAAGACAAAAATCAAAATGAAAACTGTTGGCAATGTTTCCGTGAATGAAGCCGTTATGAAAAAAATAAGTAAGGCTGCTAAAAAGATGAAAGAACAGGCACCTTCAGATAAAGAAATTGTAAAAAGTGGTCAGACTTTATCTGGAAAGAAAGAGCCAATCGAAATTAATCCGGAAGTATCACAAAATCAAAGATGAACGAATTGCCACAAATATACTGCGACATGGATCAAGTTTTGGTGAACTTTTTAGGTGGAGCCAATGCGGTTCTACGCTCAAAAGGTTTACCAGACTTTACAGTTGCAGAAAAAGAAGAGAAGTGGGAAGCGATAAAAAGCGTTCCAAAGTTTTGGGCTAATCTAGACCCAATGCCCGATGGTATGGCTTTATGGAAATTTATCAAACCTTACAACATTAATATATTATCCACACCTTCAAAAAGAATGCCTACCTGCAAAGCAGAAAAAATAGAATGGCTAAGTAAACATTTGGGTAAAAACAATTTAAATGAAATATACATCGTTCCTAGAGATCAAAAACAAAACTATGCTGTCACAAAAGATGGTAACCCAAACATTCTAATCGATGACCATGTAAAAAACATTAATGAGTGGACTGCAAAAGGTGGCATAGGTATTCGTCATATAAATACAATGAAGACAATATCACAACTTAGAAAACTAGGTTTTTAACAAAGGAGAACACCATGGCACTATGGGGAACAAGAGATTCATATGCAATTACAGGTACCGCTAACGTAAGCAACTCTGTAGCAACAACTACAGTTAGCGGAACAGGTACAGCATTTACAACCGAAGTCGATATCGGCGATGCGTTGGTTATTGCTGGTAAGCGTAGAAAAGTTACTGCAATTGAAAGCGCAACTTCAATTACAATCGGTGACGCATGGGATGGCGCAAACCAAACTGGCGCAACTATAACTGGACAGGACATTCCAAAGTATGTGACTGTTGCTGAAGTTTCATCTAACAACATCATTGGTGTTGACGATACCGAAGCCGGATTGGCAGCAAACAAGGCAAGAGGTATCAACACACCAGGCTGGACAAAGTACGTTACATATACTGACATGCACGGAACTACTCGCTATAAGACTGAGCCACTAGTGGTTATGTCTTCTGCGGTAACTGGTGACGCACCAGACGATTCTATTGCAGCCGACAGTTAATTTAAATATTGGCCTGAGTCCCAGGAGTAGCATTCCCATTCAGTTGGGTTTATAAAATAGGAGTTTTAAATGGCAGATAAAAAGATTACGCAGTTAACTGCACTAACAACGCCAGCAAATACAGATTTGTTGTTGATTGTTGATGATCCAAGCGGATCGCCTGTTTCGAAAAAAGTTGAGCTAGGAGATATCTTCGGCGAAACGGCTCAAACTTCATTTCAAAAAATTGACATTACCTCAACAGGAACTGCAACTATTGGTGGTACCGTTGTAAAAATTACGCCGTCAACAAGATTTGAAGTTGAAGGTTTGCCAGATTTCAACTATGATGAAATCCGCATTCGCACATCGCAAACACCAGCTTCTTCAAATAATACTGCACTAGGTTGGAGTGTAGGAACAATTACATGGGATACCAACTATTTGTACATTGCCGTTAATGCAAGCACAATTAAG